GTTTCAAATGGTCCTCCATATTTTACACAAACTAATATTGTTAGCACAGCAATAAGAAAAAATACTATTTCATCAACAGGTGGTGGAAAATATACAATAACACCGATTTTTTATATGGTTCCAGGTTTACCAACACAATATGTTACAGGTATAGTTTCTATATACGTTACTGCTGGTGCAATAGGAACATCAGGTGATACAGTTGATGTAAATGGAGATTCTTATACATTCTTCAACGTTTGCACGAAATTTGGTATTATAATGAAAACGAGTTAAAAATGGCAGCATTAGCAAACACTATAGTTTCAACAGACTTAACTTTATGGGGTTCAAATACTGCTATAGCTACTGTTTTAGTTTTTGACCCTGTAAAAAGATTATACATTTCTACAGACCCTTCAAATGATTGGACAATTTTAAATCCATCAGATTCATATAATAGTTATAGCACTTAATCATCAAAATCAATTAGACTAAATAGTGTGATTACTTACGAAATAAGAGGTTTTGATGGCTATCCCAACCACAAGAAAAGAATTTAAAGACTACTGTTTGCGTCGTTTAGGTCATCCAGTTGTTCAAATCAATGTTGATGATGACCAGGTAGAAGATAGAATTGACGATGCTTTAGCATTTTTTCATGACTATCATTTTGATGGTTGCGAAAAAATCTATATGAAGCATAAATTTACGCAAGCGGATATTGACCGTCGTTGGATTTATGTGCCAGACCCAGTAATTTTTGTTACTGGTGTTTTACCCTTTGACGATTCTAATTCATCAATCAATATGTTTGACTTGCGTTATCAGTTGCGTTTACATGATTTGTATGACTTTACATCGGTTTCATATGTTTCTTATGAAATCACGATGCAACACATTCGCACATTAAATCTATTATTTTCTGGTACACCACAATTCAGATTTAATCGTCATCAAAATAAACTATTTCTTGATATTGATTGGACTAGAGACCCAGAATCAAATCGTTATGTTATAGTTGAATGTTATCGTAAACTAAATCCTGATGTTATAGAATTAACTGGTACCATAACTTCAAACACTTCATCAAATACTGCAACTGGAACTGGAACTAAATTTGACCAAGAATTAGTAGAAAATGATTTTATTACTTTATCCGACGGTCAAAATGTTCAAGTTAGATACATCAATTCACCCACAGAAATAGTTCTTTCAAATGTTGTTTCGGCAAATGTGTCAAATGTTAGTATGCAAAAAGCTGGCGTTTCTGATGTTTGGAATGATAGATTTTTGAAACAATATGCAACAGCAAAGATTAAAAAACAATGGGGTGAAAATCTTAAAAAGTTTGGTAATATTCAAATGCCCGGTGGTGTTGTATTGAATGGTAAAGAGATTTGGGACGAAGCTGATGCTGAAATACAAAAAGTTGAAGAAGAAATGCAGAGTATGAACGTTTTACCCGGTGAATTTTACATGGGTTGATTAAATGCCAACAAATTTATACATAAACAATTTTCCCGCAAATCAAATAACAAATGAACAACTTTTAGTTGAAGATTTGGTTATTGAAGCGATGCAATTTTACGGCATGGATGTTTTTTATTTACCGAGGGAAAGTCGTGACCAAATAGATTACATATACGGTGAAGATACTCTAAAAACATATACAAAAGCATACCCAATAGAAATGTATCTTGAAGATGTCACTGGTATGGAAGGTGAAGGAGATTTTGTATCCAAATTTGGTCTAGAAATTCGTGATGAAATGACACTTCTAGTATCTCGTCGTAGATTTAAATATGCAACATCTGCTTCAAATCTTTTAAGACCACGTGAGGGTGATTTAATTTATATACCCCTGATTCAAAACTTTTTAGAAATAACATTTGTCGAGCATGAAAATAATCAAGCAATGTTTTATACATTAGGACGAGGCAGAGATGCAAATGTATATGTGTATGCTTTGAAATTAAAACAATATGTATTTTCGGAAGAAATTATTTCTACTGGTATCTCTGAAATCGATGACCAAATTCGTGACGAATACAAGAGAACACAAATAATAATGGATTCTGGAACAGGTAATTATGCTAATGATGAAATAGTATTCCAAAGCGCAGATTTAACTTTAGCAAATGCATCAGCACGAGGTTATGTTTATTCTTGGACACCATCAACGAAAAATCTTACAATTTATTCGGTGCAAGGAACTTTTGCAAATGCAACTAACATATATGGCAATACAAGTAATGCTGTTTATTCGGTAGATGGTGGTGGAATAGATGATACTGCAAATGATAATAATGCATTTGAAGATATTGTCGATAATACAAGAATTCAAAGTGAAGCTAATTCTATACTAGACTTTACAGAAATAAATCCTTTCGGTGAACCTTAATGTTAAAAAAAACGCATTTTTATAATAGAACGATTAGAAAAGTTGTTGTTGCATTTGGAACAATTTTTAATGATATCTATTTGGTAAGATATACTAATGATGGATTAACTGCTAAAGAAAAATTTAAAGTTCCTTTGGCATATGGTGCAAAAGAAAAATGGTTAACAAGAATCACTTCAGACCCAACATTAACTAAATCAGTTGCAACAACAGTTCCCAGAATATCATTTGAATTGACATCGTTGGCATATGACCCAAACAGAAAACAGCAATCAACGATGCAAAATTTTGCTATTTCATCGAACACTTTTAAAAAACAATACGTTCCAACACCATATAATTTTGATTTTTCGCTTTCGATTTATGTTAGAAATACTGAAGATGGCACACAAATTTTAGAACAAATATTACCATTTTTCACACCAGATTTTAATGTGACGGTTGATTTTATACCGACAATGGACCAAAAATATGATTTACCCATAATTTTAAATTCAGTAAATAGTCAGATTGAATATGAGGGTGATTTTATGAATACCCGACTGATTATTTGGAATTTAGATTTTACAGTCAAAGGATATATTTGGCCCGCTGTTGTCGATGCTGATATTATTACTCAAGCAAATACAAATTTATATATTGATACGCAAACAAAAACATTACAAAAAGTTTTTGTCGATTATGCAAATGGAAATGGAACATTTGCTCAATCAGAAACAATTCGCGTTGATGATAGGAATGTAACCGGGTCATTATATTATTTTAGTAATAATAATTTGGGTATTTTAATTGCCGAAGATTTGAACAAATTATTAGCTGTAGGTGATATAATTACAGGAGATGCAACAAACTCAAAATATACAGTTACGTCTTTAGATGTATCACCCGTAAAATCTGTTGCAATTGTTACAACACCAGACCCATCAAATTCATTACCTGACGATGAATATGGTTTTTCAGAAAATATAACAGAGTATCCAAATACATTAACATGAGTAAATTAAATGACAATTTATCTGATATATTAGATGTTGAACCTATATCAGAATCAGAAATTATTGATGATGAAAAAAATTTGCCAATAGAAGTGTCGTCAAGTGTTATTGAAGATGATACTAATTTTGCCAGAACAAATATTAAAGCAATAATTGAAAAAAGCAATACCGCACTTGATGATATTTTAAAGGTTGCTAAAGAGTCTGAACATCCAAGAGCATATGAAGTAGCTGCTAATTTTTTAAAAACTGTTTCAGACATGAATAAAGATTTGCTTGAATTGCAAAAAACGAAAAAAAGTCTTGAACCAAAAAGTGAATCCACAAAAAATATTAATGTGGATAAAGCAGTTTTTATTGGTTCAACAGCCGAATTGTTAAAACAAATAAGAGAGAGTAAATAAATGGAAACATTAATTCAACAGATGAAAGTTATTTTAGCAACAAATTTTGGTCTATATTTGAAATCACACAATTATCATTGGAACATTGAGGGTTCTAATTTTCCACAATTTCATGATTTTTTAAATACATTTTATAGTGCTGTATGGGCACAAACAGATTTAATCGCTGAACATATCAGAATGTTAGATTCATATGCACCGGGTTCATTTACAAGATTTTCAGAACTTTCAGATGTTCAAGAAGAATTGAATGTTCCAAATGCATTGACAATGATGAGAAATTTAAAACAAGATAATGATACATTTATTATTCATCTTCGTGCTGGTATTGTTGCTGCTGAAAATGCTGATGAACCAGCAGTTTCAAATTTCCTTCAAGACCTTTTAGGTGCTCATCAAAAACAAGCATGGATGCTTCGTAGTATTATAAAAGAGTAATAATGGAAATCGATGGTTACATGGGGAATGCGCGGTTAAAACGCGCAGGTGTTGAGTTATCATTTACCGAAGAACAGACCAAAGAATTTATCAAATGTTCTTTAGACCCAGCTTATTTTATTAAGACATATGTAAAGATTGTCAATGTTGACTTGGGTCTTGTGCCTTTTGATATGTGGCCATTTCAAGAAAAAATGGTTCAAGATTTTCATGCAAATCGTTTCTGTATATCAAAAATGCCACGCCAAGTTGGTAAAACAACTACAACAGTTGGCTATATGTTATGGTGTGCATTATTCATTGAAGAATACTCAATAGCCATTCTTGCCAATAAAGGTTCACTTGCACGTGAGATATTGAGCAGACTTCAAAAAGCATATGAATATTTACCATTATGGCTGCAACAAGGTATCATAACATGGAATAAGGGTAATATTGAACTTGAAAATGGTTCAAAAGTATTTGCTTATTCAACATCAGCAGCAGGTGTTCGTGGAGGAACTTATAATCTGATATTTATGGATGAGTTTGCATTCGTTCCACAAAATATTGCTGCTGATTTTTTTCAATCGACATATCCCGTTATTTCTTCTGGTAAAACATCAAAGGTTATCATTGTTTCAACACCAAATGGATTGAATCAGTTTTATAAAATGTGGACTGACGCTATCGAAAAACGCTCAACATATGTACCTATTGAAGTTCATT